TTGGGATTTCAAATCGAAGTCTGGGGACCGAACGCCTGCTTTACGCGTCCGGAAATGAAAGTCGAGCGTGTGAGTTACGACGTCATTACCCCCTCCGCTGCCCGAGGGCTGCTTGAGGCAATTTACTGGCACCCCGGCATGAAATGGGTCATCGACCGGATCTTCGTCCTGCACCCCATCCGTTTCCAGAACATCCGCCGGAATGAGGTCAAATCCGTCGCTTCAGGCAGGAAGCCGTTCATCAACGCGAAGGACGATATCCAGCAGCGCGCGTCCATGATCCTTGTGAACGTCAAGTACATTATCGAAGCGCATTTTGAACTGACGGAAAAAGCCGCCCCTTCGGACAACGAGGGTAAATTTGCCGACATCATCCATCGCCGTCTGGAGCGCGGGCAGACCTATCATCAGCCGTGCTTCGGCTGTCGGGAGTTTCCGGCGTTCTTCCGCGAATGGGACGGAAGACCGATCCGCACCGCGTATGAAGGCGAGCGGGATCTCGGATATATGCTGTACGACATGGATTCCCCGCTTGATCGAACTTGCAAATCATCACCTGCGCAAGCTCGACGGCGGCACAAAGATCTATTACGCCCGGGAACTCGGAACGCTCATGACCAAAATCGGTGAAAGCTATCCCGCTCAGATGAATCTGAACGATCAGGGGATTTTCCAGATCGGTTATTACCACAAAAGGCAAAGACGCTTCGAAGGAAAAACACAGGAAAATAAAACGGAGGAATGAAAAATGAGTGAACCCATCAAAAACCGCTAATGTTACCGTATCCGGGAGCAATATCATCTGTACCGTAACCGCTGACCTCGATCTGGATTATGACTACCGTGTTCGAGGCTGCGGTCTGGCTGAGAGAAAACATGTGGCTCCGGCAGACGGAGGAAATGGTCGGACTCCCGGAGGACAAGCCAGCAGAAGGCTCCTGTATTGCTTCAGACGCTCAACGGTCATCGTCCATCCCCTCCCACGGCGTCCCCGCCCCTGTCAGATATGCTGTAATCACTGTCCGTGCCTCTTCCTCGCCATAGCAGAAAACGCAGAGAAAACCCTCTGCCCGCACTGCTGCGGCAAATTTCCGCTGTTCTTCGCTCGGCTTTCCGTTAAGGGCTTTCATTTCAATGTAGAGCCCATGAAATCCCCGTCTCGCGCTCGGGAGGAAGATGTCAGAAACCCCGGCTTTCACTCCCGCCGCATGGAACCGCGCCGCTTCGCTCTTCGACCGCTTCCCTCCGTTCGGAACATGGTGCATCAGAGCGAGAACAGGAAAACGCCCCTCTGCCAGTTTTGCCCACGAAAACAAAGCCGTCTGCTCCTCCTCCTCGGTGGGAATCATACGGGCCCCGTTCAGATACCAATCCTTTTTTCTCAATTGCCTCCCCCTCTCTCGGGGAATCCGAAATCCGGGATCTGAAAACCCGGCCCTAATCCGAACTTATAGCGGATCCCCCCGTTTTCAAGCCTCTCGAAATACGGACATTCCTCCCGGTATAGGACAACCTCCGCAAACGGCATTCCCTCTCCCCGGTTCTCTCCTTCCACAGCCTCCTCCCGGATCTCGGAAACGATCCTCTCCGTCACAATACCCTGCGGCGAAACCTTCCACCCCGGGAACCGACTTTCGATGAACCCGACGTCCTCCGGGTGTTCGTTGATGTATTGGAGCTCCCGGAACGTCAGCCGGTAGTCCGACTGCTTCGGCGCGGGCTTACGGAGATTGCGCGAAGCCATCCACCGCCGGTATGCGATCCTCTGCTTGATAATATAATGCGAGAGACCGCGGAGCCCGTTCTCGTCGAATTTCAAAAAGTCCGCCGTCACCCGACCAGCGTTCCACATTGCATTGATTGCCCTCCCGCTGATCCCGCCCGTAAAAAGACAATGGTGATGAAAACGCCCCGCCTTTGAGAATTCCGTAATCACGATGTACTTGAATTCCGTCTTCGGTCTCCCCGTCGTTTTGGACCAGAAAACCCGGTACTTTCGGATGAACTTCCTCATGTCCGCCCGCGCTTCCTCCACGCTCCCCGGCATCGTACCGTCCCGGTAGTCGAAGTTCACTTCGTCGTCGTCCGGCGAGAAATTCAGGTGTATCAGATCCGCAAGATGCTTTTCTGAGTTTTTGAGATTCAACCGCGCCTGAACTTCCGACGTCGGCAGTCTCCTCGGGCCTCTTTTCTTTGCGTTCCGTCGTACCGGGAAAACGGACAACCGGGCATAATACCCTGTTCCGACCATCGAACACCGCGCGAAATTCTGTCTCATGCCGTCCGTCCTCCTGTCCCAATACTATTACACCATACAAGGCCCGTACCGGGAGCCGAAGCCCCCGGTGATCCCTTTTTCTTCCGAACCCCGCTGAATCTCAAAACGGCAGTTCTTCGTCGTCTTCGATATTCACGAATTCACCCCGTGCTCCCGGAGTGGTAAATGCCCGCGGAGGAACCTTTGCCCTCGGGATCTCGCCGCGCTCTCCTTCTGCTTCCCTCATCGCTCTCAACTCTTCCGGGACCTCTTTCAAAGCATCCACGAAATACGCCTCGTCCGCGACGACTTCGCAGTCGTCCATCAGGCGGACGAGGCGGAGGGGAGTTTCGTGATAGCGTTCCGGGGCGGGTTTCAGGATCAGGGCGATTTCGTTTTCGCCGGTGTCGGAAGACACTCTTTTTTCCGCGAGGGCGTCCCGAACTCTGCGGAGCGTGAAGGGGCCGCAGACACGGACGGCGGAGAAGGGCTTCTCGAAGTCGAAGCGGAAAATGCCGTGTAGGGTTCGGAGAGCTCCCGGGGTTTCGCGGTCGAGGGCTCGCAGGGTGGTGTTTTTCATGGTTTATAGTTCCTTTCGGGTGATTTTTCCGTTTTCGGAATGGGATGCCGCCGGTTTTCGTCCGCCCGGCGGCTCAGGGGCGGAGGGGTCAGCGGAGGGAGCAGTAGATCCGGTCTCCCCGGTCCCCGGCGGGGAGGATGCCGTTATACTTCGCGCAGAGGGAATCAAGGGCGGATTTCGCTTCCCCGATTTCACGGCGGAGGTTTTCGGCTTCGGCGACGCGGGCGGTAACGTCGAGGATGTACGGCGGGGAGAGTTCGGCAGACACGTCGGAGAGGTCGAAGCGGTTGATTTTGCCGTCTTGATCGAAGAGGTTACGGGGAAATCCGTCCAGGGAGTAGTTTTCGCCGGGGATGCGGAATGTCACGGAGTCGGAGGAGTATTGCGCATGACGCCAGAAGCGGACGGAAATACCGGTTTTCTCCTCGATCTCGGCGGTGATTTTCGCGGAGGTTTTCGGGCCGAAGGGTTTGCCGGAATACCGGTTGAAGACTTCCGCGGCGGCGGGGCCGTATTTGTCGAAAAACGCGCGATCCCTGTTCTGCGCGGCGTACCGGATGCAGAGGGAAAGCCGGTCGATCTCCGCATAAGCGGCGGCGCGTTCCGCTTCGATAGGCGCGAGAGCTTCGGAGACGGCAGTGGTCTCTTCTTCCGTCAGGTCGGCGCGGAGTTTTCTTCGGCCGTCCTCGTACCGGTAGAGAGAATCAGAGATTTCGTCATGCCGTCGGCAGGCTTCGTCCCGGGCGTCTTCGGCGGCTTTTTTCGCGGCTGTGAACCGTTCGAGCTCGGCGCGGGCCTCTTCGTAGGTCGGGAATCTGAGCGTTTCCGGGTCGGGAATGGTTTCCACAAGGCCGGATTCGATATCGCGGAGGGCGGCGGCTTCCAGCTTTTCAAGGAGCGGAGCAAGCTCTTTCATGGTTTCCTCCGTGAGAGATCCGTTTTCGGGGGCCGCTTCGGGGAGTTCTTCCGGGTCAACGGAGACGGTAACGGAGGAGGGTTTGCCGAGGGTTTCCCGGAGCATTTCGAGCACGGAGGCGGGGTTTTCGGGTTTTCCCGTCCAGGCGGTCGAGGCGGCGTCATATTTCAGACCCGCGCCGCGGATGTTTTCGCGGACGCTCAGACGCGGTTTCCGGGAAAAGCTCACGGACAAGATGCCGTCATTGACGGAGGCGGTATAAGTGACAGGGTTTTTCATGGGGGGATCTCCTTTTTTGATTTTTGGTTTCCGGGAGGTTTTCGCTTCCCGCGACGGGGCCGGTTTTCGGTCCCGTTTCGGCCGGTTGCGGTCCGGCTCTCGTCAGGCGGGGAAGTTATGCGGCGGCGTCTTCCGTTTTTGGTTTGAGAGGCATGAGGATTCCACGGTCTTCGCCGGATTTGAAGAGGATCGGGGAGAAGATGCTTTCGGAGGCGCGAAATGCGGAGCATCCGGGGAGCGCTTCGAGGATGTTGAGGAGCTTTTGGCCGTTGACGTCGATCCCATCTGCGAGGCGGTATCTGTAATACGGTTTGCGGGCATCGTCGGAGGTTTTGAGCCATGCTTTGAGCTCGCGGATCGTGGGAAGGACGACAGCCTCACGGGGCTCCTCTTCGGCCTTGTTCAGGACTTTCAAAAGGATTTCGGTCTGTTGGTCTGCCCGTTCTTCCGAGAGGTCAGCGGCGGGAAGATCCGGGGAAGCGGAGCGGAGGTAGACAGCATGGAAGAAATCCGTCGTGATTTTCCAGTTTTCGCAGGTTAGGACGCCGCGCATATTATCGTCAGCGGTCCTATATACTCGTTTCATAGCGGTGGAAACCGTTTTCGCGGCGGCGGGGCGTTCTTCGGAGGGAGCCGGGAAGACGTTCCCCGTTTTCTCCTGATACAGGGCGGCCAATTCACGGAAGCGGGGCATTTTCGTGGGATCTTCTGCCGCGTTGTTCCATGCGACGGCGGCGAGGGTGAAGAAGGCGTTTTCGCGTTCTTCGGTGTCTTCGATCCCGTCCATCATGTCCCGGATAATTCTCAGGGTGGAGCCGGTTGCAGAGGAAAGGAAAGAAGCAGTGAGGGCGGCTTTCCCTATGGTGTTTCCGGTATGGTATGAGAAACGGACGGCGGGGAGATCTTCGGTTGCCGGAATGGGTTTCACGGCGGGGGCAGGATCCGGGGCTTCCGAGACTTCGACGAGCTCGAAATCAGGGGCGGGGGTGTACTTCGGACGAGGTGCGAGGGGTTCACGGTCCGTCTTCCGATTTGCGGCGGCGATTTTTTCCGCACGGGCGAGGAGCTTGTCAAGCTGTGAGCGGACCGCGTTTTCGTCTGCTCTGCCAAACCAATACCGTCCGAGGGAATGCCAACGGAAGCGGAAGTTTTTCAGGGCAGAACGGACAGCGGGCGTCGGCATATCGGAGAAACGGATTTCGAGGGAGCCGAACGCGGAGTTGTGGGTGATGGTGTACGTCATGGTTATAGTCTCCTTTTGGGATAGATTTACAAGAATTTCGGGGAATGGTTTCCCACGACGGGACCGGTTTTCGCGGTCCCGTTTCGGCCCGTAACCGGCGGGCCATCATCAGGCGGGATTTGCAGAGGGGTTCGGGTCGGGTTCGGAAACCTGTGAGAGGGCGAAGAAGGAAGCGGTTTTCATGTAATAATTCCCGGATTCCTCTTCGACGTCTTCGGTCTCTCCTGTCTTGACGTTCTTCATGGGGAGCTTGACGGTTTTGTTGGAATACATCCAGATCGGGAAGGCGGCGACGGCGTGTTCTCCGCGCCTGACTTGCAAGCCCATCCTTCTCCATTCGTCGTAGGTGTGGATCGGCTCAGGTTCGGGAAGGGTTTTCGTGTTCCCTTCGGCGTCTCTGACGGTGAGAATTCGGCCCGTTGTGCCGATCTTCTTCTCTTCCACGAGGCGGAGCGATTCGTTGAAAATGATTTTTTCGTTTGTCATGGTGGGATCTCCTTTATTGTGTAGATTTTGGGTTAATGCAGTACGGCCGCGAGTGGGGAAAGAGGGGCGGCGAAGGTTGGAGCTCAGCAGCTGCGAACGGGGTGAGGCTCGCGTATCATACGCGAAAAGCTGTCCGTTCCGTCCTGTGCGCTTGCCTTGTGTGTGTGCCGCGCGGCTCCGTCCGTAGTACGGGCGGCCGTCTAGCATTAAACCAAAATTCACCAAAAGGGGGAGGATATTCATGCGCCGTGCTTCACCGCGTACCGTGCACGGGGTTCAGATCCGCCGGAGTGGTTCCGCGTCAGGCTTTTTCCCGGAGCATGTTTCAATTTTCAATGGGCGGGTGTCAGGGCTCCTTTTCGCGGGGACAGCTTACCGGGAGCCGCGCCTTCGGGGTGTCGGAGTTTCGTTTCGTCAGCATTCGGAGCCCTCCGCGCCGTCCGTGTATTTGCGGATCTGTCGCGCTTTGGTCTCGGGTGTCAGGCCTCCTTTTCACTGTGGTCGCTTACCGGGAGGCGCGCCCTTGTCCTGTTGACGCCGCTATTATATCACGGCAGACTAGCGCTAGTCAATATACAAAACAGACAATCTTGCGCTAGACATTTTGTGCAAAATGCGACTAGCGCAAGACGAAAATATATAGTATAATATAATATCTTAATTGCGCAGACGCGCGGGGGGATATTTGGAAATGGCACAAAAAAGAACGGCATACAAATGGGACTATCTAAAAAACCATTATGACAGGATTAGTCTAACGGTGAAACAGGGAACGCGGGCAATAATACAAGAGACCGCGGAAAAGAAGGGACAGAGCTTGAACAAATACATTAACGAAGCGATCCGGGAAGCATTACGGCGCGACGGTGTAAACCTCTCGGAAGAATCAGAAGAGACGGAAGAACCGGGAGAATAAACCGGATGAAACGGCGGGGCCAATGTGGTCCCGCTTTTTTCATGCCTTAACACGGGGGGAGGGAGGAGGAACGACGGCGGGGAGGATCCGCGGCGCATATATGGAAGGAAACCGGGGAGGCGGCGACGATGGCCAGGGCTCGGTGTGAGGGGACCAGTCCCAAAGGGACTGATTTGGGTCAGGGTGAGCCGACCAGCCCCTCCGGGGCTGTCCGAAGGTACTGCCGGGCCCCCCGAGGGGCCCTTTGCGGGCCTGCGAGGCGCGAAAATGAGTTATATAGCAAAAATTAAAAATATCACTTCGTTACGTTTTGACTTTTCAATGCGGATTTCTACACAATAAATATAAAATAAATCCTAAAAGGCGAAATGACTAGTTGCAATTTCTTCGCAAAATTGCAACGAAAGTTTCGGTTTTTGTGCTTTAATGGAATTGTTGAAATAACAGAGGAGGTATAAAAACTAAAGATGGAAAAGATCACAGACAAGACGCTGGTTTCGACTACTGAGCTCGCCGTTATTTTTGGATGGTCGGCAAGGCGAGTGCAACAGCTTACACAGGATGGAGTGTTCATACCGGAGAAACGGGGACGGTATAATCTCAAAGAAGCTGTAGCGGCTTATGTGGAATATATCAACAGCGGAAAAGAAGACAGCAATATTGAAATTGCGAAAATCAAAAAAGCCATGCAGGATGCACGGCTCAAAGAGGCGAAGGCGGATATTGAGGAACTCAGGGCGAAGGAGTTGAAGGGGGAAATGCACCGGAGCGAGGACGTCGCTGCTATCACGGAGGATATGATCTATTCGATTCGGTCTGCGTTGATCGCTTTTCCGGGACGGGTTGCCATTGACGCACATGCCTGTGGGTCTGCGGCGGAGGTTGCGGATGTCTTGACGAAAGAGATCCATAAGGTCATGCGGGAATTGGCGGAGTATCATTACGATCCTGCTCGATATGAGGAGAGGGTCAGGGAGCGGGAAAAATGGAACCTTGATACGATGGATGAGGAGACGGAAGGGGAGGGCTGAGAAGCGGAAAGGGAAGTTGCAACAAATGTTACTTTATCTGTGTTAGAATAATAGCACAGAAGTTATACAGAACCGTTGATACGGAGGGTGGGTTGGAGGGAATTTATAGTCATGCCAGGGGAGAACACAGCCGTTTACATGGAGGGCCTGATGCGCGGCTTTTTGCCGCCCGAAGATCTTTCCGTGTCGGAGTGGGCGGAGAAATACCGCCGCCTTTCCTCGGAACATGCCGCAGAACCGGGACCGTGGAGGAATGACAGGACACCTTATCTCGTGGAGATCATGGATTCCTTCTCCGATCCGCGGGTTCATCACATCGTATTTGTCGCGGCGTCGCAGGTCGGAAAAACGGAAGCGGAAATGAACGTACTCGGGTACATCATCGACGAGGATCCCGGGTCTGTTTTATTTGTGCATCCCACGAAGGACGACGCGAAAGAGTTCTCGAAGCTCAGGATCGCTCCGATGATTCGGGACAGCCCGACGATTCGGCGAAAGGTCGCAGATCCGAAGCAGAGGGACAGCTCGAACACCATCCTGCAAAAATCCTATCCGGGTGGAATCCTTACCCTCTGCGGGTCGACCGAAGCGCACGCGCTGGCTTCCAAGCCTATCCGATATCTGATCGGAGACGAGAGAGACAGATGGGCGCGGTCGGCAGGAACGGAGGGGGATCCCTGGGGATTGGCCCTCGCGCGTCAGACTACTTTCTATAACGCGAAGGCGATGGAGGTCTCAACACCGACCATCAAAGGGGCGTCGCCCATCGACACGGCATATTCGACGGGTTCAATGGCCCGGTGGGTTTCACGCTGTCCCCACTGTGAGGAGTATCATGAAATCCGGTGGGCGGACATCCGCTTCGAGTACGATGAGCAGGAGATCAACCGGGAGAGGGTATACAGGGTCAAGGACGTCTGGTATATCTGCCCCGGGTGCGGAGCCGTTTCCGACGAGAGGACAATGAAGAAGGCTCCGGCCCACTGGAGACACGATAACGAAGAGGCACGGTCGCGGGGAGAGCTTTCCTTCTGGCTGAACGCCTTTGTTTCGGTGTGGATGCCGTGGGAGCGAATCGTGCGCCGGTTTCTTGAAGCGCGTGGAGACAATGCCAAGCTTCAAGTCGTATACAATACGATGTTCGGCGAGGTGTGGGAAGACCGAGGCGGGACGCTTGATGAAGAAGGGCTGCTTGCACGGCGCGAGGAATATGAAGCGGAACTCCCGGATGGCGTTTTGCTCCTGACATGCGGAATCGACACACAGGACGACCGTCTGGAATACGAGGTCGTCGGGCACGGACATTTCGGCGAAGTTTGGGGGATCCGGGCGGGTGTCATTATGGGGAAGCCCTCTGAGACTGAAACATGGGAAGAACTGGACGCCGTGCTCGATAAGGTGTGGACCTTCCGGGACGGGGTCGGCTTGAAAATAGAAGTGTCCATGATGGACGAGGGCGGTCACTATACACAGGACGTTCGGATCCGCTGTCGGGAACGGCTCTCGAAGAAGCTGTACGCAATCAAGGGTGCAGCAGGACAGGACAGGCCCTATACATCGCCGCCGAAGCAACAGAAGATTGTAATTGACGGCAGGCATTACGGATCCTGCTGGGTCTATACACTCGGGGTCGATGCGGGGAAACAGATGATTATGGATTCGCTCCGGGTGACGGAGCCGGGTCCGAAATTCGCTCACTTTCCGCGTCGGGACGATTATGGATACGGATATTTTCACAGTCTGCTTTCAGAGCGTCTTTCCTACCACGAAGGCAGACGTCAGCCGTGGGGGTGGGACAAGATTCCGGGACACGAGCGAAACGAACGGCTGGACTGCCGGAACTATGCGATGGCGGCATTCCGCGTGATTTCGCCGGATCTCGACGAACAGGACCGAAGAATCCGGGAGATGCGCACGGCGGACAAGGGAAAACAGGAAAGTCCGTCGGTCGGAATGACTGTCCCGAGACGGAAGGCGGCGAACCGAAAGAGAAATACCTCCGATGCTAGGCCGGAAGACTACTACGATAAGTGGTGA